TCCAGCGTGTTGTCAGTTTCAGAGCTGGCTAATCTTGCACTGAGCCTAGGCTCAGGAATTGGTAATGCACGAAACAAGTCTACACACGCTGAAGTAGTGTAGAAAGTGCTAAGTCTTTAGCTTGGCACAAGTTCATAATCACATTCACGAACATAATTACGCGGAGCCTGACAATCAGATTTTAATTGTTATTCATACTGCAAGAGACTTGGATAATATCGACAACTGGGCTTATGTAAAAGACTATCTTTGCCGTTATCAGCTTAATGAAGTGTTCTTGCCAAAAAGAGATGGGCTTTCAATTAAAAACAATCTTAATAAGAAAAAGACTTTTCCTGTTCATTACACAATAAACAGTAAGATACCTTGTAGTTGTTATGTTGATGATTTGAATATCGGAGTACCAAAGATTGATGAAAACAATCTTGATTGGCCTCAGATTGAGAAGCTTATTTTTGAAAAGATTGAAATGTTAAAAAAGTACTGGGCCGACAAAAAAGTTAAATAGAAAGCTTTATGTTTCTGTTATTATTATCGTACTTGTTATAAGTTTGCAACAATTTAACGATTGGTCTGAAGAGCATACTAAAGTCGTACTTTCTTTTCATAAATTGGAGATATATAATACCACCGAATCTTGAAGAGAACTCAACTGCATCTTCTGTGGATCTTCCGTTTGCAATCATTATGTCGTGCGTAATCTTTATGATATGTGCAACTTCAATCAATCTTATCGGAGCATTATCAAGAACATAAGCAACTTCTCTAAGTGTTTGACTGTTGTACATATCACGGCCTTCAGCTAACAAGTTTCTTTCTTTCTTGCATTTTATTTTTGTTGTCAGCTTACTTACTAAAACTTTCTTATGAAGCCAATAATCTTTGAAGTATGAAATGATGCAGTTGTTAATCATTATAGGTATAAATAACAAACATAACTTAAACAGTGCATTGTTGTGATTTTCAATAAAGTCATTAGGTGTTACCTTAAAGTCAACAACTAAGTAAGCACATATAAATAAAATGTCGATGCAAGTAAGAGCAGTATAAATTTTTCCGTAAAGCTTACGACCCTTAAACTCATTATATTTTGTAAAACCCAACATCAAAACTGCCGCAGCATAAGTAAATATCTGTGTAAACAATCTGCCTCTTGGCGACATATTCATATGATAAAACATAACTGCAATGATTGCGTTAAATGTCATTATCGCATAAGTTGAAGCCATAAGAAAGTTCTTCTTATTTGTTGATACTGTCTTATCTTTTATCAGCAACATATAAGTTCTTATGAAGAGAACATAAATAATGCAAACATCTGATGTTGTGTTCATAACTGCCCCGTAAAACTGTGGGAAAGAATGCGCAGCAATTGCATCAACAATAATAAAAATTATTAAACTAATCAATTCACTCATATATCACCTCTTTCACGAAGAGTACGTTATAAAAAAGTATTGCACATTGGAGTATTTTAATTGTTGCTAAAACAGGGCCAATGATAACGTAATTCCAACACATTGTAAAATTGAATGATAATATAAGTTGTTGTATCAACTCAAGTAAAATAAATAAAATGTATAAAGGCTTTCGATCTTTTGTTGAGTTGAGCGAGAACACAATCATATCTGCGCAAATGAATGTAAGCGCAGCAACTGCAAAATAATGAAATGTATCAGTTACTGTATAAAGACCAACCATAAGTGCTACAATTATAAGAACTGCAGTTGAACTTATTGAAAACGCAGCGGTAACACGGCTTCTTCTTTGTAGGTTTTTATATAATGATCTACTTTTGGTATTAAAGGTTTCTTTAAAATAATACTTTTCAAGATAAGTGAAAGCACCTATACATACAAGGTCTTTAATCATATCGAAAAACTTATCAATGGGCGCATAGCAGTACAAATATCTATAAGTACCATAGAAAGCTACAAAGAATATATAAAACCAAAATCCGCCTGTCTTAAGATAGTATTTTTTATTGAAGATTGCCTTGAACAATATAAGAGTCAAGAAAATCATTTCAATAAAAAATAAAGTCTGTTCCATATTAAACTCCCACAACGTTATTCGGAGGCATTATTAAATCCTCATCAATCAATGTCTCCGGTAAGTCCTCACTGTTTACAGTTTTATCAAAATGTATCTTGAGAACATTCTTAATCTTATCGTCAAGAACGTCGTTGTTATTATGTACTTCTTTTAAGCATTTAACAGCTTCATCATAGGCGTACTCTAAAGAGCTTATAAGCATTTTCTTAAAGTAATCTTTTTGCTCTTTCAAGCATTCAATCAAAATGTCTGAACTGAGACTTGAGTTTTCTTTTGAGTAATTAAGTAAGTTCTGAAGCTCAATCCAAAGATTATGGTATGCAGTATCGATGAAGTTTCTGTTGTTGTTTACAATTTCCTCTTTAGTTTTTTCAGCAAGTCGGTCAGCAACACATATCTGTCTGAAAGGAGCAACAACTTTTTCGCGGAAGCAGTAATACAACAAAACTCTTGCAATGTCCACATTAGTTCCACCTTTTGAGATGTAACCTTCAATAATAAATGTTTGAATAACATCAGAGTTATCTCTTATTTTAGCCATCTGACTATCAAACAATTCCTGACGCTTTTTGCTGTTTTCATAGCCTGTGTCAACTGAGTATTGTATTATTGTAGAAAGAGTTGAGTAGAATTTCTCAAAGTGAAAAGGTTCTTGAGCTGGCGCGCTATCGTCTTTACCTTTAAGTTTAAATCCTTTGTCTCCTGCCTTTACTTCAAAGTCGGCCTTCTTTACAAAAAATATAATAAGTTTGTAAAGACCAAAGCAGATTACGCCAACGACTGCAAGAAGTATTAGCATAATAAAAATAAACAGACCTGGGTGATTACCTGCAAAGTCTGTTAAAACCTTTATATTGCCTTCCATTGTAATTTTCCTTTTTATTTAGTTCAAATGAAGTCACTAGGTTTTTGTTAATATTTATATCATATTTTGCGACTAATTAAATCCTAGTTGAGGAGCAAAAAATGGAAACGTCATTAAAAAGTGGTATAACACTTAATGAGGACGCCTACATAATTATTACTGACTTACATTTGAATGAAAAACCGATTGATGAAACAGATGAACTTATTAAATTATTGAAATCACACAGACAATATTCAATCGTATTATTAGGCGACACCTTTCAATCAAGTCGTGATGTTGCAATTGAAAATAATAAAGACTTAATAAAAGAAATCAATAAACACCACCCTACTTATATTTGCGGCGACACCGACCCTTATTTTGGCTACGATTATGCTGAATTTCATAATAGAATTTTATGTCACGGAAATCAGTTCAATATCTTTACAAGGTTTAAGTTATTGAACAAATTATTTAAAAAGTTTAAACATAGCTTTGAAAATGTTAAACACGACATCCCGTTAGATATAAGGTTCTTTTTGGGCAATAATCACTATGTCATAGGACATTATAATAACGATTGCAATATTGTTGGCTCGAGATGTCTTGCTGCAAGAATACCTTATTTGATGGACTCTGAAAAAATTATTAAACTTTAGTAAAACTCTCTTTATATTATATTTGTAAAGGAGTTCGTAATGTTCAAGATTTGTAAAACTTGTGGACGAAAGATTGAGGTCCCCGTTACGACAGACCAGTTCAAAGAATTAGAAAATTGGAGACAGAGCCCACGTCGATTGACGGAAATTGCACCGCAGTTAAATGCAGGACAAAGGGAATTATTTATAAGCGGTATCTGCCCAGATTGTTGGGATGTTTTGATTGGTGATGATGCAGATGCAGGAGACGAAGATGCCTAAGAAAGAATTGTCAGACGCATTAAAGTCACAGTTCAAGGATCTTGCAAAAAAGAATCTTGAAGATGCAATCAAAGGCGCTTTGAAGATGGGTCTTTATTATGAAGACATCTGTGAAATTGTTGCAAAAACAATCAACGAGTATAGCAAATGAAATAAGTTCATTGTAAATATTGTTGGAAAGGGTTTGGAAAAGTTGGAGATAAATGTCCACTTTGCCGCAGGACTCTTAAGTAGAGGTTAAAATGTCAAAGAATTACAAATTTCTCGCAAATGAAAAAGAACTTGAATGGTTCTTCAATAATGTTATAACAAAACCTGAAGAAGGTGAATCTTATCTTATGTGTCTTGCTTCAAGAGCAAAGAAAGTTTCAATGGAAGAAAGAGCCCGCATTCACCTTGGTCGTGGTGAAATGATGAGGGAGCAGGTTATTGTTCCAACAGGTAAAGAAAGACTTTGGGAGTTCCATCAATTCAAATCATACTTCAAAAGATACGAATGTCCTTATGAAGGTATGGTGACAGAAACAGGTGACCCTTACCCAGTCAATTCACTTGTACTTTACTTTTATGTAAATCCTTCAAGCGAAGACAATGTTGCAATGGACCAGATGGAGCATACTTTCAAGATTCTTATCGACCTTGTAAATGCTTGCCGCAAGTTCCATAAATCAGGTATTACTGAACAGCTTCGTAAGCTCGGTGGTCTTGATGTTCATAAGAAAACTTGCCGCGCCACAAATCTTTCACAGCATCTTTGGACACAGTTTGATTTTGATTTTTCAGACGAAATAAAGAAAGATGAAAGAAAGATTGAAGTTGTAAAGAATGTCCTCCGTGAAGTTGGTAATCGACTTTACGGTAAAGGTAAAGTTGTTGTTATCAGAACAAGCGGTGGTTTCCACGTTCTTGTAAACAAAGAGGGTATGAGATATTGGGCTGACAATGTTCGTAAGGTTGATACTTACAAGGACCCAATTAATTCTTTCCTCTGCACAGTTGTTGATGAACTTAAAAAATCACCAGTAAATGTTCTTTCAACTTGGGCTGACGAATGGGTAAAAACAGATCAGTCTTTCCTTCCGTGCCCAGGTACTTATCAGTACGGTACTTTTGAGGTTGAGGTTGTAAACAAAGAAGACTTTTGTTAATATAAAATTATGTTCGCAAGAGTTATATTTGATGAAGGTGGCGACCCAGAAGAAACCAAAGTAAAAATTGCAGAAGAAATTCAATCTTGCGCTCGAGATGAATGTGTGCTTGTCGATGTTCGACACGTTGACGACATAATAACTTTATATTTTGAGGAGCGAGAATGAAAGACGAAGTTGCAGTAAATCACCCAAAACATTACGAAAAGGGTGATGGACATATTGAGTGTATTGACTTGCTTGCTATTATTTGCAAAGGTTATAAAGACATTTATGCAAATGAAGTAGGCCAGTCAAAATACTTGTATCGTACAGGTTCAAAAGGCGAGTCAGATCTTTCAAAGAAAGAGAAGGCTGCACAGGATGTCAAAAAGTGTATTTGGTACTTGGAAGACATCGGTAAAAGAGTTGCTTGCATCTTAAAAGCAAATCCTGATAAAGACTTTGAGGATATTGTTTATTACAACAGACGCAAGTACATCGATCCATTTGAAGTAGACCTTATTAAGAAAGAGTTTACTTATGATAAGCCTGAAGCAATTAAGCCTTTAATTGCAGAAGCTATCGAACATATTTACTGTCTCCAGAGTGTGACAGATATACGAAATACTGTTTCAACTTTGGAAAAAGTTGTTAATATTATTTCAGATGAAAGCTTTACTTTTGAATAAAGCTTACTAAATTAACATACAATTGGCAACGGATGTTCCTATTACTTCAGCTACTTGTGTGTCGTAAGGCACACGTCCATTTATACATCCCGCCGTTTTTTCATAAGTGGTTCCTATTACAAGAACTACGGACTTAGCTTACCGGAAGAGCGCCTCGTTGAGGAAGTACAGGTTCGAATCCTGTAGCCCGTGCCATTACCACTCGAGAAGATACATTGGAGGTTCAAAATGAAATCATTCTCTTCTACTCTTATCGGAGCACTCAACAAGTCAGTTTGGGTTGCAGCAGATCCTAAAATGTTTAAGAAAGTTAACGAACTTGCAATTAAGGCAGGTTATTTGGTACATCCAAATGCTTGTTCTAACAGCGTTATCAAGTTCTTAAAAGAACAGGTTTACAACCCTAACGCAACTTTCTTCAAGTCTTGGTCTGATATTGCAAAGCGTTCAGAAACAGAGCTCTGTCTTGCTCAGGCACTTCACTATATGTCAACTTATGGCGTATCACTTTTGTTCGGTGAAGACGTTGTTGAAGGAAATGGTTTTGTTCCAAACAAAGACCCAGCTATTATGGCTTTTGGCGACTTGAAACTTATCAACGCTGCTCAGCCAAAAGAAATCTTCGCTGACCTTTACGGAATGCTTAAGAGCGGAATTGCAATGTCAAACGCAATGGTAAAAGACACTGTTGAGTTTATCAAGGATTACAATTTTGAAGCATCAGTAAAGCTTGATGAAGTTGCAAACCGTGAAGCTCAGGCTTTGCTTTCAGTTGCTTTGGGTAAGTTGCCTACAGATGAATTCGCAATGCTTCGTATCATTGCTTATTACATTACAGGTTCAACTTTGCTTATCAAGAATGAGAAGACAATTCAGGCTCTTAAGTACGGAAGCACAATCCCTGAAGTTCAGACTTTGCTCAACAACTTGACTGAAGAGCAGATGAAAAATCTTTCAAAGATTTTCTTGCGCTACAAGCCATTGTTCCTTGCTATGAAGTCAGGCGCTCCTGCAACTATCAACCGTATTCGTCGTCTTGCAGTTAAAAACCACAAGCCATTGAAGATTGGCCTTTGGGAGAGAATCCTTGTTGAACAGAATGAAGATGATTTGTCTGAAGCTTTCGAGAAGGTTGAAGAACTCAACAACTATCGTAAGATACAGTTGATGGAAGCAATCTTGTATCGTAAGCAGCACCCAGAAAACCAGTTTTATCATATCCGCAACGGTAAGACATTTATTCGTGCAGATTATCAGCCAGCTTACAATGCTGATTACTTCGACCGCTTGTACTGTATTTTGATGGACTCTCTTGTAAAGGGACTTCACAAAAAGTATACAAAAGAAGATGGTACACAGATGACAGTCAAATTGCCAAAGGGCTTAATGCTTGTATGTCCAACTTCTGAAAAGAACTTTGTTGGAAATATACCTGCAGGTTCCTATGTCAAGTTTGCTGAAAACGGTGGTACACCTGCTGATATTATTTTTGGTATTTACTGGCGCGGTGAATGGGGTACACAGGACTTCGACTTGCACTATCAGTCATTTGATGGTCGTAGCTTTGGTTGGAATGCTTGCCACAAAGCAGGAACTGACTTGATGTTCTCAGGAGATATGACTCGTGCAAACCCTGAAGCATCAGAATGTTTCTTCTTGAGCGGCGATGCTCCTGAAGGCACTTTGTCTTGCTACCGCTACTGGGGTGACAAGCCTACATCAAAGTTTAAGGTTTGGGTTGCAAAAGAACAGCCTGTAAGTGGCCGCCACGTAAGCTGCAAAGATTACGAAGGTGATTACGATTTTGACCGCCGTACAAACTACGGTTATATGGCTGACCCAGCAAACATCGTTTTCGACTCAATCATCGATTGCAAAGACAACGGTGAACATCAGATTGGTTGTGTAATTGACAACAAGCTTTACTTCACAAACGAATCTTTGAATGGTGGCCGTGTTCCTAACAAGAACACAAACGACCTTTACAAGGAAGCAGTTCCAAAGAAATTGAACTCCCATATTGTACTTAAGGACTTGCTTACTGTTGCAGGAATTCCTGTTGTTGAAGGTGATACTGAAGCCGACATCGACTTGTCAGTACCAAACAAAGCAGACTTAATCAACTTCTTCTCAACAGCAGAGTAAAAGTATAAAAGAAAAAAGTGGGGGGCCGGAAACTAAACCTTCCGGCTTTTTTCTTTATATTATAGTAAACGATATGAATGAATGGGAAATGACTGAGGAACAACTTAATCAGTTGGTTCTTCAGGAACAGTTAGAAAATGACGCGTATGAATGGCAGCGAAGACAGGAAGAACTTGCTGCTAATTACGATTTTGATTACGGAGATGTCAAGCAATGAACAACTACAAAGAACTTGAAGACTACATTAAAAATAACAAAGATTGGCAGGACAAACTCAAACCTTATATGAAAACTGTCGCACCTGTCGACTTTAACGCAAAATGGGTTGTCCCAATGTATTGTCTTTTTGACATCCCAAAAAATAAAGACTTGCTTAAAGTGATTATGCAGTGTCGCGGTTCTGTTGTAAACAAAGACACAGGTGAAATCATTTGTGCTCCTTTTGTAAAGTTTTGGAACTTCGGTGAAAAGTATGCTGCAGATATTGATTGGGATTCAGCAAAAGTAACACACAAAAGAGACGGTTGGATTTTTGAAATGTTTAAGTATAACAACGAAGTTTACTTTAAGTCAAATGGACGCTGCATTTCAAAAATGAGCCCAGGTGCTCCTGTTGATATTATCCCAGGCCTCCCAGTGTTGAAAAATATGGGAGAAGTACTTGCACGAGCTTGGAAACTTGGCTCAGGTGAAGATATGTATTTTGCAAAAGATAGTCACTTTACTGTTGACTCTGATTGGATAAAAGCATTACCTTCAAACTGTACTTTGTGCTTCGAACTTGAGTCACCTTGGAATCGTATTCACACTGACCTTGTAAATGATGCAAAGTTGTGGTTTATTATGTACCGTGACCAAAACGGTGATGAGCACGACATTTACAACTGTGATGAATTGAACATACCTTTTGAAAGACCTCAGTTGTATGATTGGAAGTCTGAAAAAGAAATGCTTGATGCATTGAAGAATTGGACTGCGAAAGACAACGGTGAAGGTGTTGTAGTTGTTGATAAAAACTTCAACCGTGTAAAGATTAAAACAGAAGACTATCGTCGTATTAAGTTTGAAACAAACTCAAATGACTACGGTGACAATCGCTTGTTCAGATACTTTGTTGCTGGAGAAATCGATGACTTGGTTGCTGTCAACCCAGACTTAGTGCCTCGTGTTGAAGTCTTCCGTCAGAAGCTTAAAGAGTTTGACGAACTCCTTGCAAAATACAAAGAAGAGGCTGACAAACTTGTTTATACTTATCGTGACAAAAAGTCTTTGTATATTGCAGTAAAAACAAAGTACGAAAATCCAAAAAGAACTTTGATAAGCAACCTAATAAAACATACACCTGAAGAAGTAAAAGAAAATTTACTTCACGGTAAAAACGGTTGGTGGAAAGCATCAACACCGTTCACTGAACTTTGCAATATGCTTGAACAATAAAAAAGGCGGGCGTTAAGCCCGCTGTTTTTTTTTTTACTTTACGATATTTTAATAATCGGCGCGGTGATAAGTTTTGTTTCACCTGACTCTTTGTTTGCCAAAGGATAACCGCCTGAAGAAACAAGTTGAGCAATAAAGTAATCAGGTGTTTCAGATTCGTAAATCTTTTTGAACAATTCAAGATAGCCATTTATTTTTTCAACTGTTTTTTCATACTTACTCATTTCTTTTGTAAGTATGTATTGTGGCTCACCAACAATCTCTTTAAGAACTGTCGCCAACTTTCCAAGGTTGGCTTGTTTTCCGTGAAGAGCTGCTTCAACTGAAATTGTATCGCCACCCGATCTGATGTTAACTTTCATATAGTCAGAGAAGTCTTTCTGATACTGTTCATTTACAGGAATATAGAATGCAGCTGATACGCCTTGTTCACCCTTATCATTTGAGAACGGCTCAAACTTGAAGTCAGATGTAATATGTCCAACAAGGTCAGGAGTGTTACAAACTTTCTTGAATGATACAAAAGTATTTTCTGGGTTTGCTTCTCCATAATACCAAACAGCTGTTGCAGCGTTTTCACCGAACACATCTTTGTTTATAGAAGTTGTTGTTGCAAGCAACTCAGCGTGAACTTCATTATTACCTTTTTTCAAAGAAAGACCTAATACTTTACCTTCAGCTAACCCTTTATCGCAAACAGCAGAGTATTCTTCAACTGTTTTTGCAGACAAGCAAGCATTGATGTATTCTCTTGCTGTTTGTTCTGGGTTGTCTCCAAACACAAGCAAAATGTCTGCCTTGTTTACTCTGTCTTTTGGCTTGCCAAAAAGTGATCTTGAGAAGAAGTCATTTACTTCAGTATCAATACCTGAATGAAGGCCGCGAGCAAAAGCTGTAGGTGCGCCTTGTAATTTATGGCCTTCAGTGTACAATTCTTGAATCTTTTTAGAGCCTGTTTTTGCAATTGCGATAAAGAAGCTCAACCAAGTCTTTGATGAAGCATAACCTTTTTGAGTAAGTGTTGATGAAATATCTGCCTTAAATCTTTCAAAATCAGAATTGCATTCTTCCCAGTTGATACGGTTTTTGAAGTCTTCAGCGAATAAGGTCCCAACATAATCAGAGTCTTTCTGCAAAGGATTTAACCAATACTTTTCAAAAAGATAGGCCTGAATTGCTTCTTGGAAATCTGTTTTTAAGGTTATATCTTGAGAACCTATGCCTTGTGTTTCTCTTGGCTTTTCAATATATTTTGCATCAATAACTTGCTTACGGATTTCAACTTCAAGTTTTTCCATAAACTCTTTATTGTCTTCTGTATTGAGAAGCTCATCAGTAGGTTCAATTACAACTTCAATTCTTTCGCCGCCAGTTTTTATTTTTGATACTTTGAGAGGGACGCCATTCTTAATACGATTTTTCAATTCAGGAATGTATTTTGGCTTATCTTTCCAATAAGCTTCATAACTTAAGCATTGAATACCTGTACTTTCGCCTTCATTCAACACATCCCAATCAGTTCCCTTAAATTGAAAACGCCAATCTTTGCTTTCTTTTAAGCCTGTTTCAGCGAAGTGATATACAGAGTCAAATGCTTCAAAGTCTTCTTCAAATTCTTTAATTGTGAATCCCCACCAATCTTTTCTGCTTGTAAGTTTTTTACCACTTATAAAAATATGATATGCATAATTTATATTTTCTTGTAGATTAACACAATCACCTAAAGCAATCGTGCAATGGAAATCAGAGCCATCAATAAATACAATTGCTTCTTTATTTCTTGTGTGATTTAATTTAGCTACTGTATGGTGTCTTTCAGCAAACTCTATTATCATTTCAAGAGCGTCTTCTGTGTCGTCTACACTCCAACCTGATGAATAATAACTTTCTTTTAATTTATCTTGTGGGTGTTCCCAACCTGCCATAATATCTGGATCACGGTTTGCAGAAGAGAATTCTGAACGGTCAACAATCTTTACGATATTTCCATCAGCGTCTGACATTGCAACGCCTTCCATATTTGCATCAATAATGCCGCGGCTTCTTGACTTATAGAATGTTGAATAATCTTGGTTTGAAGTTTTGAAGCCTTCCCACATCATCATCTTGATTTCAGCTGCAGTGTTCAATACTTCAACAAGATGTACGATTGTTTCTCTACTGTAATTGATAATTTCTTTGATTTCAGCAACATCACCTGCCCATTTATCAATTGCGCTCATCTTACCTTTGGCAGTTTTCATTGTTGTGAATTTCTTTTGGAATTCTTTTGTCTGCTTTTCAGCAATGTATTCTTTAAGGTCATTGATAACTGTTTCGCAGTTAAGTTGTGTTTCTTTTTTATCTGCAAGAGAAGCATTTTCAAATGTATTCCAATAACCCATAAAGACTTCATTGTTTACCAAATCTTTATAAGCAGGGTCAGCGCAAAGTTCATCAGCGCCTTTTACAAATGATTTGTAAAGAGCTTTAATTCTGTCAATGTCAAACTTGTCTTTGTTTACATTCAAAGCAGGGGACATAATATATGCCCAGCTTGGCCAAGGCACTTTATCTGTTTCAGGACGGAATGATTGAGTTTTACCGCCGTTGCCATCGTCCTTATAAACTGTATGGAATGCAATACCAAACTCAGCTCTTTTTACATCTTCATACCCAGGGTTATCTTCAGAGAAAGCATATACAATTTTATTTGGTTGGAATGTGATGTATTCCTTGCCTCTGATTTCTTCAACTTTTTTATCGTCTGTTGAGAACAAGCAGTCACCCTGCCAAGCTTCTCCTTCAGGAATAAGTTGAGCAAGTTGCAAACAATAAACAAGCTTTTCTGCCATTGAAGGTCTGTCGCTGTATTTTGACATAATCTCATCTTCTGTCGAGATTACGTTGTTTGCGTTTGCAACAAAAGACTTAAGACAAATTGAATTGTCTGGGTACCCAGGGAACTTGCTATAACAAATTACTGCGGGAGCACCGTCAATCTTTGTAGTTGTATTCATACCTACATCTTGTCCTGCAGATGTAGCCAAAAATTTTTCGATTTTATCTTTTACTTCAGCGATACCATCAGGTCCGAGAAGTACGAGGTCTTCAAAATGTGTCTGATGTGTATTAGCTCTTTTTACAAATGCTTCTCTGTATGTCATAATATAATTAGTCATCGTCGTCAATAAACACTTTATCTATCATAACAACTTGCTTACAAGAATGACATTGAACAAACTTACATCTGTAAAAGCCTTGCTTACCGTTATCGTTTAATGACAAGACTTTGTAGTCACATTCTTTTTTATTAGGAATAACTTGGGGTTGATTGCAGTTTGGACAAAACCACAATTTTTTAAGGATTTCAGCCAAAGACTTTTCTGTCTTTTCAACATTTCTTTGTGCTGTTTCTAATGCCTTTCTCTGATGCTTAAGGTCCCGTGATAACTTATTGTATTTATCCACAGGAGTTTCGGGAGCTTTCTTTTCACTCATTTGCAACTCCTTACTTATTTAGTTGACTAAATAATATGAGTAATATTTTCGAAGAAAAGCCTCACTTGTTTGAGGCAGTTTATAAAATGAATGAAGTTAAAATGACACAGCTTATTCCTGCAGCAATTAAACGTTTTAATCGCGGTGAAGAAGACTTTCTTACTTTTTTGAAGTCACAATTTTCAATTGCAGGTGACAGAGCCAACTTTGGTAAAGAAGGCTTAATAGACGATTGGCCTACAAACAATCGTAACATTCCTCAAGATCCTGTAAGTAAGTTTGTTTTCCTTACTGCAATTCGTCAAGGAAACCCGCAAGCAGTTTTGAACTTCTTCAAAAAATATCAAAAAGTTCTTAATTTACAAATCAATTTTGATGAAATTGAAGAATTTATCAGAAATATGAAGAACTAACTGAACTTTTACAATAATGTCTTTATATTATTATTGTAAATCAGGCAATAGGAGGCCAATATGACAAAGACAGTAACTGCAGAATGGAACTTCGACTTGGAAGAGGGCAAGAAACAGGGGATTGTTTTGGTTATCGGAAAAAACGCCGATGGTTCAAGAGGCATTGGATATGCTCTTTGGGATGAAGAAGACAATGCTTGGGAGTCAGACGTTACCCTTCAACCGATGCCTAATTTTACAGTAATAGCTTGGATGAAAGATACAAGCCTTCTTATCGACTTAGACTAAAAATTACAATTTCAAATACAAAAGCTCCTCAATAGAGGGGCTTTACTAATTTTTAAAGGTTGAAAATGGAAAAGTTATTATACGTTCACGGCTTAGGCGGAACAGGACACGGTGGTTCTGCAACAAACATTAGAAAAGCCTTAGACTCATTATACGATATTACAACAAACACATATGATTTGTTGCAACCTGCAGAAGCTTTTGAGCAAATCAAAAACGATGCAGAGAAAGCTGATATAATTATTGCTTCATCTTTAGGCGGCTTTTATGTTTCTGCACTTAACACAAATAAGATTTGTATTTTGCTCAATCCTTGCTTAAACCCTAAAGAAGCAATCCCACCTATCTTATATCCTGAACAAAGAGAAGTTTATAATGAAGAAAAGTGTTTCAAAGAGTGGGATGAAATTGCAGATAATTGGTCTGACTTTGACAATGAAACAAAGTCAAGTAAGATTGGTATATTCTCAGATAATGATGAATACTTTTCTTATAAAGATTTGTTTGATACTTTATTCAGAACTGGTTACGGAAAGAACTTATTTACAATTCACGGAACACACGAGATTGCAAAAGATATGCATCAACTTCAGGATGCAATATCACAAGCTTGGCAATATCTTGAAATAACTTGGAAAGGCTTTGACCCTGGGCATATGTATGAGTCAACTCGTTTGCAGGAAAGATTCATCAATATGTGGTTCAATTCTGATAACCCAAAACAGGAACGCTTAATCGCTGACAACATTAAAGATGTATGGGAATTGCTCGACAGAGCTTATGCTTATCTCCCAGGCGGTTTCTCAAACATAAATGATTTTATTGCAGACTGCGAAAAATCAAATGCTCTTATTAAATGCGTTAAACACGATGGAGAACTTGAAGCTTGTGCTGTTTATAATTTGAACAGAGGCGGAAGAAAGCTTTCATTGATTGGCGCACAAACAGTTTTTGATAAAGACACCAACTCTTGGAAAGCAACACCTGAAGGAAAAGAAGCTTTATATACAATTGCTCGAGAAGACATCGACCAAGGTGACAGAAACTTCTGGGGTGAAGTATCTGATGGTGCTGAAACTGTTTATTATGTAAAGACAAAGGCTGTCCCAGTTCCTCCTTCAGTTGTTGCTGCATTGATGCCAAATAAAGGCGTAAGAGACACAAAAGATAAATTACCTATAAGACATATGAAAAAAGTAGTAGGCAAACACTATGATACTGAAAGAGGAAAAGAAGTACCTGACTTTGAAGAATGGGACGAAGAAAACCGTTTCAATTCAGGCTATTATGAAAGACCTGTAGTTGCAGGACAATATCATAGGAAGGTTGCTGTGACATCACCTGAAAATCAAAATAAAGTACAAGACTTCCCAATTGAAAGATACCACAAAAGAGAATCAAAAATAAAAATGTTTGAAAAGATTCTTAATCACGGTAATAAATGTTTGCTTGTTCTTGACATCGATGATACAATTATTAAAGCAGACCCAAAAGTAATTGGCATTTGGAAGAAACTCCCTGATGGCTCAGAAGTTAGATTGAACACTGAAGAGTTTGCAAAAGATCCTGATGCTTCACTTTCAAAAGAAGAAAGAGCAGCAAAAGGCGTTTCATTTGATTATAGAGAATTCTGTGACCCAGAAAAAGTTGAAAAGTCAATTATGCAGGGTACTCCTATTATCAAAAATCTTCGTTTAATGGACGCACATCTTGCTGCAGGTTGGGACCTTGCTTTCTTGACAGCCCGTTCTCAAGAAGAAGTTATTTTCAGAACACTTCGTCAGTTCTTGAAGTTTAATGACCATGGTGAATTTAAGAATATAGACAATTACATTAAGAGAGATTGCTGTTCTGCAATCAACGATGCAGTTCATATTTACGAAGGCGCGACAGATGCTGAAAAGAAGGCAAATGTTTTGAAAAGACTTTGTAAGATATATGACGAAGTTGCATTTGTTGATGATGATATGAAGAATGTTGCTTACGCAAGATCTTTACATCTTCCAAACTTAAAAGTAATTGTTGCAAATAAATAGGAGTTAATATGATTAAACAAGAAGATGCACAGGAGTGTTTAGACACTTTACTTGATAAGCTTGAGGATGCGGGTATTTCGTGTCCAAGTCTTTCTATAAAAGTTGTTGACTTTGATTACACTGGAATGAAAGCAAAGTACAACATTTCAGAAAAAAGTATTTATGTTTGGAACAAAGTTGCTAAAGCAGACTTGCCTAAGTATGTTGCTCACGAATTGTGCCACGCATTTGAAAGAGCAAACGGCGTCCCAGTTATTACAGGCGGCGAACTTTCTGATATGTACGATGCAATCAACACAGACACATTGCGTCATAAGTTTATGCAGTTGATGAGTACATTCTCAATTCTTTCAAGAGTTTGGACCAGTTTTGAAGCTGCAGCAAGTTGTGTAGAAAAACTTGATACACTTATTGATGAACTTTACGATATTGCCAGTGATGGTGACTCGGACAACGAAGAGTTTGTTGAGAATGAAGATTTCTGCAAGCGCTTCATAACAAATTATGATGCAATTTATGACAGCGTATCTTATTACTCAGATGGCGGTCACAACGACGAGTTCCTTGATTGGAAAGATAAGTTGTCAGAGTTGTTTGGATTTGAAATTCCTACAGCAGAAAACTAAAAAGTGTTAATATAAAATTACGAAGTTCGATAAACGTTACTCTGGGTGAAAGTCCCAGCAACCTCACAGCAGTGATGCTACTCGAACGGCTTACAAAAATCAAATGTAGGTAGTGGGGCTGTAGTTTGAAATAATTAAAACTGGCGAGAACTTCTTACTTTTTTGTAAGATATACTAAATAAATACTACAGCAAAGTAAAATTGCTGTTAATATATTTTCATAAGGAATAAGAAAACAAATGATGTTATCAAGAGTTTACAAACAGGAACAAATTACTCGCAATAATCCAAATACAACTATTTGGACAAACATCATTAACCCTAGAGAATATGATTATGATTCGGGGCAGCCTAGTTAGGAGTGAAAAAGCTTTTTTACTAGGCAACCGATGAAAAAGGTTGCCTTTTTTGATTTTTGGGCAATTTTACAAAAAATCAAAAAAAAAATGAAAGTTTTTAAACTTTTGTTGAACAGTTTTTATATTATTATTGTAATTTGAAAACAAGTTACAAACATAGTTTGGGTCTTTCAGCTAAAAGGAAGGCCTGCGGTTAAGGCCTACAATGGAGAGCCGCAGAATACGAGTTCGAATCTCGTAAGATCCACGAACAAAAAATGGTTAATCTCTGTAAGTTTGACCGCCTTTCCCTACTATGCTAGCTTTGAGGGTTTTGGATTGACTTACAAATCTCATAAGGGAGTATAACGGAGGATTTCTTTCGGGGAAATCGATGTACGCTGGCGCTCCTGCCAGAAATATGAGGTTCGACTCCTCAACTTATGAATACTGACGGTGGACATTGTTGGATCCGTGAAGCTCGCAAGGCTGGAGTAACGGCAAGGTTCAAGTCCTTGGTTCACCTACAGTTTTTTGGCCCTGTAGATTAACAGGTTCAGATCGCTGCCCTTTCAAGGCGGAAATCCGAGTTCGAGTCTCGGCGGGGCTACTACTTGAGTTCTTTGACAATAAAGGGAAGGTAATTTTTCGGCGTGTATCCCCTCACTCTGATAAGGTGTTGAAAGGGTAGTTGGTTCAGGGTGGTTCAATTCCACCGACGCCGACTCGAAAGTTGAAGAAACCGATAATCGTCCACGACAATAGGACCTGACGATAGGAAACGACAATAGGGACTGACGATAGATAACGGCAACCTTCGCAGTATTCAACTTTCAATTTTATGGGGCGTTCGTCCATCGGTTAAGACTGCAGACTGTTAATCTGCGTAGGCAGGTTCGATTCCTGCACGCCCCGAAAGATATAACCACATAAGCCTATGACCTGAAAATATGTGCGCTGGGGGGCGTATCTCCTGAGTTTACATCTAGTGAACAAAACAGGATGCGTAGAGATAACAAGTCTTTCGAATTCGCGGTCGAAAGCAACTCGTTATAGAGTTTACGAGAAGAACTTAGAGGAGCAGCAAGTCCCTTTTGAAGGGTTGGTCACCCACTTGCATTATCAGGATGTAGCTCAACTGGGAGAGCAAAGTTTTTACAACACGCCTTTTATGCTGTAGTCGCATAGCGGTTGATTGCGCCGGATTTGTAATCCGGAGGTGTAAAAGCCCACGGGAGTTCGAATCTCTCCTACAGCTAAATTTCTAGGTTTCGACCGCTGCCGTAGGGTGGCAGAGTTGGCCTAACCGAGGTAAAGTAGGATTGTTAGTTTAGCGCTGAACTTTCAAAACGAAATCCCGCTGAGAGACACTGACTGATTGGCAATCGCGAGCTGATTTGAGGATGCCTGATAAGAAAACCTTTTTATGGGGCTATGGTGGAGTTGGCTACCACGCCTGCCTGTCACGCAGGAGGTCGCGAGTTCGATGCTCGCTAGTCCCGCTACAAAAAATCGGACCCAGGAACTTGTAATGGGTTAAAAGGTAAGCTGTTTATGACAGTAAGCCGAAAGAGTGTGAGAGTGGCCTTGTGCAAGTAGGATAAGTGTAACACTTGGTAAAAGTTTTGCGGTTTCTTTTACGTTATGGTTCTTAGGACAAAAAGGTTGAGTCGCAACCCTTTCAAGGTTGAGGAGTGGGTTCGATCCCCGCAAGAACTACGAATCCATTACACGCTGAGGACGATGCCTGTAATGCAGCAAATAAATTATATTTGAACTACAACAGTATAATTTATTTAAGAGAAAGTCCAAAGTGCTGTGCTTCATTGCGAACGCAGTTTGTAAGTCGAAGCAAGTTAGCTCTTATAACAGTAGGCACCAAATTATAAAGCAAAAGTCCTATTGGGTTAACGAGAAGCACGGTTGGTAAATGCTTGTCGTGGGACGCTAGTCGATATTAAATGTTAATATTGATTAGCAGGAAGGTTCAATTCCTTCAAGCATTGTCATAGCGGGATAGAGCAGTTGGCAGCTTATCGGGCCCATAACCCGAAGGTCGGTGGTTCGAGTCCACCTCCCGCAATAAGACTTACATTTCATTTGGTGGTGTAGAGGAAAAAGGACGGGTTCCGCAATATGTAAGTCGAATAACTTGTTGGACCCTCGCCCGCATAGGTCGCGGGAGTATGCAGGTTCGAATCCTGCCACTGCCGTAAAGGAGAACACAATGACATATCATTAGGATATGTATAGAAAGTATCCTAAAAAACAAGACCACGGAACTCGTGGCGTTAATTGGTCATCCTCAACAGTTTTAGATTGGGGAAACGTTAGAAAAGGTATGCGATTGTCTTATAGGTGGCAATACCGACAGGCAAAGCATAAGTTCAAAATTGAATTAAAAAAGATTTCAATCGAAGCGTCTGACGAAGAGATTGAAGAATACTTTTTGAAAACAGAATTCAGACCACAAGCTATGTGGTGGGATTTCGATTAAAAGGAAGGCTGAGGCCCTGTCACAGGAATTGTCCTCAATACTTCTGGCGGTCGTAAGAAAGCTCGAGATTTTTTACAATTGCAGTTTTATGCTTTTCAAGGGTAGAGGACTCCCTCGCGCATTTAAGTCGCAAAAGAGGTTGGATCGCACCATACGCGGCGTTTGGAATTTTACACAAAATGGCAAACGATTTTTTCGGCCCTGTATCGACACTGCCTTCTAAGCAGTTATATCGTAATTGGAATGAAATTGCAGGTTCGAGTCCTGTCAGGGTCAAAGTCCGAGTGGGGACGAAAAATACCACTCACTCGAACAAGGAGTGAGTTCTAAATACCCGCCGGAAACATTCGTTTGCGTGAATATGAATGGGAGGGCCTATTGCGTTAGGTTATCCGTGCAACTCGGACAGCGAGCAAGTTTGAAGGCATAGAAGCAATGAGATTTGAGGTGAAGAGTCCACGCATTCCCAGAAATGGTGTATGTAAGTCTAAGGGATGGATAAGATAGCCTCACTTCCAGTCGGACCCAAGACCAGCTCGAAAATCCAAGTGAAGAGCACTGGCATTCCAGACCAGTGGAAGGGGAGTTCGTGGTTCCCCGTCTTGGGAAAAGTATGGTGTCGCCCAGCGTAGCCGCATCGGAGTTGAACATCGGCAACAACTTAAATGTTCAACATAACAGCTTGACGACGGCTTGTCAGTCGATTGACTGAACTCTACCAATATGTTGCTCAACACCTGTGCAGACAGGCCTGAAATAATGGTACCGAAGCACTGACGGTGGACAGAAGAATGGGATGGATTTTGAAAAGCTGTATGAGATCATATCAATAACTACAGTAGCCGACTCGGTCGGTATTCAGCCGTGCAACTTGTAAGTCACGGTGGAGAATTAAAGGGTTACGGGGTTGGTTAAGCAGTGTGTCCAGTCTGCTCAACACAACGGATTTGTGAAAAGTGTCAGAGACAATACCAATGCCCGTTAAACATTGTTGGCCTCTCAACAACGAGTTATGTCGGTTGAGAGGATTCTTGGTCCCATAGAACAACTGGTTCAGTTCGTGGCCCTCTCAAGGCTAAGATTCGGGTTCGAGCCCCGGTGGGACTACTATGTGGTGCACCGTTAAGAGCGGAACACAGAAGGTATGTGCCGACCTAGGTGGAGGCGATTGATGAAAATTCTAGTTGAATTAGGGTCACCGTTAAGAACAAAGGCAAACTTAAGTAGGAAAGCTGAATAAGCTGCGGGTTAAGTGGGGACTCCGCTTCCTGTTTGAACTACCAAGGCAAGGGTTGCGCCAAGTATGTCGGCCGAGGCAGAGGCGTACTCACCAGTAAAGGCGTTGAGGAGAAACGAAATCCTTGACAAAAAGCCAAGACCTTGAGAGCGGGTGTGTGCATTACGAGCACCCTTGAAGTTACTAGAGCATCGGGCAATTCGCGCCTATAGTCCAATGGATTAAGACACTCGGCTACGAACCGAAAGATTGGGGGTTCGAGTCCCTCTAGGCGCAAAGCAAAGTCAATTCCGGATAACGACAATGCTTTCAGAGTCAACGCGTTTATAAGTCGGTCTCTGGTAAAATTGGTAGCCCAATTGGTAAAGCAACGGCTGTGAAAGCCGGAAGATGTAGGTTCGAGCCCTACCCAATTTATAAAACAATATAAGTGCCTATAAACAATTTAGCGAGGTTGGCAGAATGTATAAGGGTATCATTATTGGAAAACCGAGCTGCATTGGTCATAATCGCGAAGGTTACGATTGAACTACTTGTTTAAGATCTGAAAGTGTTGTTGTTAATAACACGGCAGGCGCCTATAAGGTACAGGAGAATAGATCACCATTCCTTGAAATTATTTGGCATTTAATAAGTCCTGTGGCAAACTATATTGTTAATATTGATATTATGGATGGCCTTAGAAGAATAACAATTGCTGCTATGAAAGCAGCAGAAACTGAAAATGAAGTAAACTATGTTTTTAGTACATTTGGTTATACAAGTGTTGCTGAAAAAGCTTGGCTTTTAGAACAAGCGATGGGCGGTCAATGGTTTGACTTACCAAAAGATGATGAAGCAAGACTTCAAATGTTGAAAGCAGCTTTTCTTAAAGGTCAATGGCGTTATGCAGATAAACTTTCGCAATTGAAAAACATTGCAAAAGATTTATAATATAATAGGGGTGTGGTGTAATGGTAACACAGCGGTCTCCAAAACCGCTAGCTGTGGGTTCAAATCCTGCCGCCCCTGATAAAGAGTTTGGGCGTAGATAATGCTGAGGCGAACGGTGCACTCAAGTAGCCTCTATAACCCTCCCAGTTGGACTCGGGTGTCCTGCAGGTAAGCTCGGGGTGAAAGTCGGATAAGACGGACCGAATAAATCAAACTCTTTTTTACTTCCCCGTAGCCTAGTAGGTAGGGCAACGGTTTTTGGTACCGTTCGGACGTGTTCGAATCCTGTCGGGGAAAATACTTTTACTCCACCGTGGTGTAATTGGTAACACGGGAGATTCTGGTTCTTTTGTTCAGGGTTCGAGTCCTTGCGGTGGAAATATAAAATTGAACATTGTTATTGTGTTGGTGTAATGGAGAGCACGTCGCCCTTATACGGCGAAGATTCGGGTTCGAATCCCGAGCACAGCAGTTGGCGCAGTTTGTAAGTCGTCCCTTTGTTCAATTTCATTTTTGAATATTTCAGCAAAAGCTGTTAATATATTTTTACATAGTTGAAGATGGAGTTTAGCATTTTCAGAAAATGTAGTGGCCCAAAGAGGGTCTGACTGAGGGAAGTACATCCTCGGTGGTGCGACACCACATCCTGTGCGCAATATGTAAGTCGGCCTTCAACTAATTTTTGAAGTTTTCAGAAAGTGTTCTTACGTTTTCTGTTAATACACTAAATATAAAATAAAACGTTGCAAAGAATGTTCCTATTTTCTTCATCAGAATTAAGTTTACATTCCGCGACAAAATATGGGCTTATGGTATAATGGCTATTACACGGGCTTTGCAAGCCTGTAATCTGAGTTCAATTCTCAGTAGGTCCACTAAATAAACAATAAGGATATTTAAATGAATTTTACAAAGAGTGTGAAAATGACAGCAAAATCTTTCTCATTTATAAAGCTTTCTGGTTTGTGTGGAAGTGGTGTGTCATTAGGCTCTGCCCTCTTTGCAAAACATTTAAAAGGAGAGCTTGGGAAGAACAGTTGAAAGTAAAAGATAAAAACTGTTTTTAAGTCCCAAGCAACTCGAAAGAGTTGCTTTTTTGTTTTTACGGCGAATGGCGGAATTGGTAGACGCACGGCACTTAAAATGCTGGGTCCGTAAGGACGTATGGGTTCGAGTCCCATCTCGCCGACTTGCGAAGTATGCAAATGGTAAAGCAGCCCTCTGTTGTTCGCGAGAGTGAATGGCCTTGAAGGTTCGAGCCCTTCTTCGCAATATATTTTCGGTTCGTGGCGGAACTGGTAGACGCGCAGCCTTGAGGTGGCTGTTCCCGTAAGGGAGTGTGGGTTCAAGTCCCACCGAGCCGACTGTACGGGTCGTATAACGGTTATTACCTCGGATTGTGGATCCGATGATGGGGGTTCAACTCCCCTCCCGCACCTACTATAGATTAGTGGTAAGCTCAGCAGATTGACTTATGCTAATTTATATGAGACAAAGATGCGATACTAAACAAGGTGGTTGGGATTGCACTATATGCAAACAAAACTTTAGAACAAGAAGAGATTTGGCTGCACATAGAAAAGAACATATTACTGAAAAGAGTAAATTTGTTGGCAATCATTATTATGAATGTTCTTGCAATTTTTGTGAAAGAAAGTTTACTTCAAAAGAGAGTAAAACTGTTCACGAAAGATACTGTAAGAACAACCCAAACAGAGATATAAAAAGAAGTCAAGAGTTGTCTGAATTGCAAAAACAAGCTCAGTCAAAGCCTGATGTTCGAAAGAAGCATTCTGATGCAATTTATTTTTCTAAAAACAAAGTTGAATATAAAGGGTTATTACTTGACTCTTTATGGGAAAAGAAGTTCTTAGAAAGATGTGATGAACTTCAGATAAAATATGAAAAATGCAAAAACCCTCTTATTTGGGTTGATGCAAATGGTAATAAGAAAAATTACTACCCAGACTTTTATCTGAAAGATTTTGACATTATTGTTGAAATTAAGTCACCTTTTGTAGAAAAATGTCAAAATAAAAATGGGAAAATTGATTATATTAAAAATCATTACCCAAACATAATTTGGCTTAATTCCCTTGAAGAAATTGAAAAGTTTTCCCTTAAAAATTAAACTTTCGAAAAGAACTTTTTATATTATTATTGTAATTTTGATTGAAGTTCAATCAAGATTGCAAATGGTTCCATCTGAAACCTTTCCAGAAAAGGTTAGGCGGTCGATAAACACCGAGCGAAAGTTTGTCAGTTTTTCGATAATCTTAAATCGGACCAAGTTTGGGTGGTTAATCAAACTAGGTATTGCGAAAAACCGAGTCATTAAGCTGATGTCCCAAGTACGACAAAGTAGGGTACTTCGATAGGTTGACGGACCGACCCGTGAATACAAAAACCGTAAGTCATCTGAGGTACCAAGATGGCGATTATTATGGGCCGGTAGCCTAATTGGTAAGGCGCCTGATTTGCACTCAGGTCTATCGGGTTCGAGTCCCGCCGTGTCCACTCTGAAACTTAAGGCGTATCTTAAAGACCTTCTGTTTCTTTAGATTGCGAGGTGCAAGGCTGGGTGGTGCTTCGGGTAAATCCACTATTATAAGGCCCGAGAAGGTACAACTCCTTCTAATCTAAATCTTTATGGCCGGTTTGCCAAGTGGTAAGGCGGCGGTCTGCAAAACCGCTATGCAGAGGTTCGATTCCTCTACTGGTCTGAGGTTGGCAGTCAAACCTTAAGACTCCGAAAAAGTTTGGATCATATTCCTTCAACTGAGCTGCTAGGCTTCCGCCCAGTTTTAGAAGCCGTTCTTTTATGCATCGTTAGTGTTAGCGGCTAGCACGTCGGTCCTCCAAACCGAAAGCGGGAGTTCGAATCTCCTACGGTGCTCTTGCTGAAAGTCTTATGACGAGTAGGGCAGTAGTCTTTTGAAGCCGTATGTCGACTATGTTGTATCAAAATATGGTCAAGATTATATACGACTTTATGAATAAGGAAGCGTTGAGCAGTTGGTAGCTCCCCTGACTTGAAATCAGGCGATTGCCGAAAGGCGTCATACAGGTTCGAATCCTGCCGCTTCCGCTTTACAGTGGCTTGCCCAACGTGGTCAAGGGAACGGTCTGAAAAACCGCCAATATGAGTTCGATTCTCATAGCCACTATAAAATCTTTGTTATAAGCTTGGACGAAGGCGTAACCCATACGTAAGTGAGTCTGAGGTGGCGGTTGGTTGGGGACCTACTGAAGTAAGCAAAGCGTTCAAAGATCGAAACTTGTTATAGTGTGAAAAGCTACGGAAAAAGAACCTATCCGCGCAGTGTGTAAGTCGAAACGGATGGCCTAAGGGGTAACGCGGCTTGTGCCTTATAAAAAAGAGCAGCCGACCACGGTCCTTAACTCAATTGGTTCAGAGTGCCTCTCTTACACGGAGGAAGTTCGGGGTTCGAGTCCCTGAGGGCCGACTAACTTGGGTCTCTAGCTTAGTAGATAGAGCCTTTATTACAAAGCAGTTTTTGTAAGCCTTTTATTGGATAAAAGGCACAGGTGCAACTCCTGTGGGGCCCGCTAAAAAAACATTAAAGGTTGTAAAATGAAAAAGAAACAGAGGACATAACCTTCTATTCAGTCCATTGGAATTGAAGGTGCCCAGCAACAAATGGAAACACATTTCAATTCTTATGGACCGTTAGCTCAACCTGCGTAGAGCAATTGGTTTTTAACCAATAGGTTATGGGTTCGAATCCCATACGGTTCAAATACGGGCCACTAGCTCAACGGTAGAGCAACAGACTCTTAATCTGTGGGTTCTGGGTTCAAATCCCAGGTGGCTCAACTCAGTAAGTAGAGTTCTCGAGACAACGCTTACCACCCTTTTGGGCGTGTGGCACATCGGTCGTGCAACAGACTTTTAATTTGGCTTAGGTAGGTTCGAGTCCTATCACGCTCAAAGTCTATTGCTCTACCGAATACTAATTAAAGTATGGAAAATATTTTAATTTGTAGTTATTGTAGTAAGGAATGTAAGAACTTAAACTCGTTACGCAATCATGAAAGATTGTGTAAAGAAAACCCAAATAGGCAAACATCTAATCTAGGGTGTTTAACTAAAAAAGGGCATAATGGAAGCAATCAATTTACTAAAGCGAAAAAGCTTGGAAAGATTGTTGAAAGTAAGATTAAGGGAAGAGAAAGCCCTTTTAAGGGAAGGCAACATTCAGAGGATTCTAAAAAGAAAGCCTCTGATACAATGAAAAGAAAAATTGCCGATGGCTCTTTTATAGTTCCCTATAAAAGAAATCATTCAAGTAAAGTTTCTTTTCCAGAAAAATATTTTATGGAAGTCCTTAAAGAACTTCCTATAAGATATAATTATCAAGTTGGTTTATACCAACTAGATTTTGCTATACCTGAAAAAAAGGTATACATTGAGATTGATGGCGAACAACACTATGTTGATGCTAAAATTAAAAACCACGATAAAGAAAGAACTGAAAAGTTGGAATCTTTAGGTTGGAAATGCTTGCAAAGAGTTCGTTGGTCTGAATATAAAAAATTAAATGAAGACGACCAAAAAAAGTTTTGTGAGGCTTTAATTCAATTATTGATTAAGTAATTTTAGGAGAATATGAGTAGAAGCTATAAGAAAATTTGTTGTTCTGGTTGGGATGACAATAATAGTGGTAGACGTAAGTCTTTCAAAACACCTTTAATGCGTCAAGCAATAAATGCAAAAAGACGAAAAGGTATTAAACCACAAGGTGAAAGAAAATCAGTGACCTGGGATTGGGAGTTTCAAAGTATCCCAAACCTTCTTGAAGCACTGGATTCTTCTTCCAGAAGTTGTGACCACAACGAACGCACTTTGTATGAAGGCTATCGTATCTGGTTAAAAGACCACGGTAATGCCGAAGATACTAAAGAAAACAGACTTTTATTTGCAAAATTGCAAATGAGAAATTGGAAAAGAAAATAATAATCTGGGCCGTTGATAGCAGAATGGGATTGCAACAGACTCTTAATCTGTTCCTTCGGGAGACCGTGTTCGATTCACGGACGGCTCAAACTTTTGCTGAATTCGTATAATGGCTATTACACTGGCATGGTAAGCCAGTAAAAACAGTTCGAATCTGTCTGGGCTCACTTTTATGTCTCGGTAGTTTAAAGAACTTACCAACAGAAAACGCATTTTGTAAGTCGGTCCGTAATAGGAATGTTTGTAAAGTTCGTGGTAGCAACGTCCCTCGGAAAAAGGGAAGATGCGGGTTCGAGCCCCGTTCGAGACTCTAAAAATTATGTACCCGTCATATAGTGGTTATTATGCGGCCTTGCCAAGGCTGACACGGGGGTTCGACTCCCCTCGGGTGCTCTTCAAAAGGGCATAGTCAAAATGTTCCTAGTAAGCTTAGAGGCCGTTTGAGCGTTCATCACGGGACGCTGGCTGCTCAAGGTATTGCAAGTACTGCTCAAATGATTAGGACGAGACAAGGATTCCTTGCAAAGGGGATGAGGCAAACTTGCAGCCACTACTAACGAGGTGTAAACTGAGGAGCGTGAAGAATCAGATCTTGCATCTCTACTTTGCAACTTTTCGGGTCATTAGCTCATTTGGTCAGAGCAGGTGACTCATAATCACTTGGTGCGTGGTTCAAATCCACGATGGCCCATAGGAGGGCAAAATGAAACACGGGTACACAGCTTTCTGGGCAAAGAACAAAAAGACAGGCGAAGTTTACGGTCTTGATGTTCAGTATACTCCTGAAATGATTGCTCTCAACAAAAGATTTACTTATGTCATTCAAAATGACAGAGAAGATAACGCAAAAGACATAATAAACAGCGTTAAGTTTCAACTTGAGCATAAAAAATCAGAAGATGAAAAAATAGAAAATCTTGACATATACAAAGATTACTTAAAAACTGGAAGATTGTTTACAGCACAACTTCAAACTCGTGGTTTTCTTTCGTTTCTTTATGAACAAAAAACAAAGATGAGACCTTACCCTTTGTTTATTGAAGAAATCCCAGGTGATAAGTTGAAACAGGTTTGGTGGGGAGATTATGATTTCTTTGCAACAAAAGCAAAAGGTAAAAATGCGCCTTATAAGCTTGATGAAAAAATTGCAAAGTTTAATGATAAAAGACATTCAAAGTCACAGGACTTTATGTTAATATCAAATCGAATTAAAGAGTAAGGCAACCAAAAGTGTAGCTAACGAGTAGGTTGTCCGATATACAATCAGCATCGAAGTGAAGTCGACACCACGAACTTCACGGAGCCCTGATTGGGTGAAACAGCACAGAGATAGGCGACAAGAGCATTGGTGAAGCATCGGCCTACCTAAAGCTAAAGTAACAAAGTATCGTTAAAGGTTCCGGACGGTTAAGGCTGATTGTGCGTTACCTTAATTGTTGCAGGTGTTATTTACTCTTTATATATCGGAGATTGCCGCAATTGGTGAGACGGGGCTGACTCAAAATCAGCTACATTAGAAACGCTATGGGTTCGACTCCCATATCTCCGACTTGAGCAAAAGTTGTTCCTATACAGAGCTTAAAACGTCCTGCCGTTTGGCTTGTGGGTTCGAGTCCCACCTACCTGTTCTAGGTAGTGGCGGAATTGGGAAACGCGGGATGTCCCTCTACAACTCGCTCTTTATCGGTCATTGGCGCAATTGGCAGACGCGGGTGACTTAGGATCATCTTTTTATAGGTTCGAGTCCTATATGGCCGACTTTCTGTTAATATATCTTTATGGAATTGAATGAATTAAGTAAAGAAGTATTGAACAGCAATCTTTCTGATGAAGCAAAGATTGAAGTAATGAAAGCTTTGTTTGGTCAGAGAGAAGAAAAGTGGGTGCCTCCTTATCCAATTACATATCCTTATATTATTAAGGAAGTGCCTACGCGTCAAAATTGGTGGGATGAAATAACTTGTGGTGATGGTGATTGGTGGGATCAACAAAGATTAAACGGAATTGCTGATGTTGAGTCAATAATTCATCCAAGAGCCATTTATTGATTTTGGAGGAGTGGCCCAGTGGTTACGGCGGGGGATTGCTAATCCTCTGGTTGTCGTAAGACGCCGCGCGAGTTCGAATCTCGCCTCCTCCGATAGCCTGTGATGAGATGGTATCAAATTCAGGCGAAGGTTTAGTAGTACCTTATGGCAATTCAAAAAGCTTACTTGACGGTAGGGGACAACGTCATAAAAGAAGACTTAATGTTGGCAACACTTTGACAGCTGATAGTTTTACAGGGTTCTATCGTTACATCGCCTCAAGGCGCTATGGATAAGGTGCCGCAATTGTCCAATGAGGAACTTAATAGGATGTAGCAATCTTCAACTTGCTCGAGGAAATACCCTGTGTTATGCCGAGTTAGTATAACGGTTAGTACAAGCGGCTCATATCTGTTTGATAGGGGTTCGACTCCCTTACTCGGTAAATGGAAGGCTGAGATATGATAGTTACAGAAGAACAGTTGAATGAACTTTACAAAAGAGTAGATGTTGCTTGCAAACACTTTCCGCAACTTCGATATGGACAGGCAATGTTTAATGAGGCTTATTCTATGTGGCCTGAATTTGTAAACACAATTCGTGGTACTAATGACGACTGTTTCTATCAAGATGACAAAGTGAAAGCATTCCTTAGTCACTTCGAAGTTGCAAAGTAAACCCACCCCTTACAAGGAAAGGCAGGCGCAAGCTTGCCTTTTTATAAGTTCTTTGCATCAAGCCAATTGTGTAATTGTTGCGGATTCAAAAATCCAGATGTTCAGAAATTCCACTTAGAAAATTGGAAATGTCCACAATGTGGGCAAGAACATCAGAGAGATAAAAATGCTGCTTTGAATATCA